ATGGCATTTTATAACCCACAAAGAGTAGTATTTAATCCTGATACAGGCGTTATACAAAACGCAGGAAAAGTCGGTGGTGTCTTATATGACATCATGAGCAAAAGTTTTGATGATAAAGTTAAAGCTAATGAGTTTCAGCAAGAGCAAGATTTAAGAAAGCAACAAATGGAATTTAATCAGGCTATGCAAAATAATCAGCTTTTGCAAAATGAGAGAAACTTTGATTATCAAAAAGAAAGAGCAAATATAGCAGATCAGCAATGGCAAATGAATTATAACCAAAGAGCTAGACAATATGCCATGCAAAATGCTTTAAGACAGCAGGCAATAAATGCAAGACAGCAAAAAGATGAAATTTTAGCAGGCCAAGCAATACTTAATCTACCAAGCTATACAAAGTCAAATCCTGAGATGAGAGCAATACAAGAAAGATTTAATACCATAAAAAAAGGTGGTGGTGATTCTTATTATGATGGGCAAGGTCTTTTTGGTGGAACATGGCAAAACATAAAAGGACTTTTTGGTGGAGATAATATAAATGATGCTCAAGATAGCTTATTTAAATTTATAAGCGATAGTATTTATAATGAAAAGGTTAGAAGAGACACAAACTATAATAGAACAAGGCATGATGAAATTTACAAAGAGCCTTCAGCTTGGAAAGCTCAAACTATAAATGCTAAAGAATATGAAAAAGCAATAAGGGATTATATAGCCACTAGTGAAGCTAAGATTAATGCTTATTATGATGAGCAAATGGCAAAGATTTCTAATTTAAAAAATCCATACATCAATAATCTTTATGAAGAGCAAAGACAAAAAGATTTAAAAGATTTTAGAGAGGGATTGGCAAAGGATCTTGAGTCTTATTACATTAAAGATGAAATCTCAAATAAACCTAGTAAAAATGCAGTAATTATAGGTAATTCAACAACTAATCAAAATATACAAAATGATTTAGCCAAAAATACATTAGAAGTGCAAAATCAAAATACACCAAAATTACATAGCGTTAGTTTTAATGGAATTAATGCTCAAATATCAGAGCCTGATGCTAATGGCAATGTAATATTAGTTAATCAAGCAGGTAGAAAAATGCAAGTTAGCGTAGAAGAATTAAAAAAACAAGGATTAATATAATGAATATAAGAGAATTTTTATTAGAAAAACCACAAGAAAATAACATTATTTCATTTTTGCAAGATGGAGCAAATCAAAGTGAAAATCAAAATACAAGTGAATATTTATCAAATTTAAAAAATGAAGTAATAAATGATTTTTATAAAAATAAAGATAAATATGCTAAAGAATATGAAAAATATAATTTCAAAGACCAAAATTTAACAAATCCTATGGGAAATATTAGTGAATATAAAAGGGATTTATATGATTATAATAAAAATCCATCCATGAATGCTGATGATTTAAGTAATTATATTTTAGATAAGCAATCTAAATTTAATGCCTCTAAACCTATTTTTGCTGATGATAATGAAGTAGTAAGAAAAAGTAATCAGTTTATGAGAGATTTAGGCGATGAGTTGCAAAAATCAGGGCGTGGAAGATTATTGCAAGATGATGATGGATCTTATTGGGTGCAAGATAATAACGGAAATTATTCTAAAGTGCAAGGTAGCACAATGGGTGATTTATATCGTGGATTAAGAGATAATGGTGCTAGTATGGCTTTAGGAACAGCAGGTGCCATTGGCGGTACAATGCTAGGTGGCGGAGTTGGTATGGTTGCAGGTGGTGCATTAGGTGCATCTTTAGGGGCAGGATATGATTACTACGGAAATACAAAAGATACAAATCAAGATATGAATTTAAAAGAAGCTCTTATGCTTATGGGCGAAAATGCAGGACTTTCTTTAATAGGAGATGCAGCTTTTGCAGGAGTTGCCAAAGGAGCAAGAGCTTTAAAAAATACCTATAATATGGCAAAAACAGGAGCACAAGCCGGTAAAGATATGATAGATGGCATGGCAGTAAAAGGTGGTAATTTAGGCAATAGATTTATAGATAAAATAAGCAAGACAGATATCCCTATGATAGGAAAATTTACAGATGGTGGCTTGCAAAATGCAGAAACAATTTTTAATAATCTTACAAAAAATGTAGAGAATAAAAAACAAATAGATGAACTCATAGCAAAAGAAAATCCAACATACTTAGAAAATGGAAAGCCTACAATAGAAATATTAAAAAACATTGTCGAGCAAGGACTTAACAAGAATAATCCACAATTTATACAAGATAGCGCTAAAAGAACAAGTGCTATTTTAAAAAATATTTCAAATGCTTTACAAGGAGTTCCAACTACTCAAAGAAGAGAAATATTATTAAAATCAGCTCAAGCTTATCCCGAAATAGGAAGTTTTTTAGATGATGTTTTGAAGGCTGATAAGGATGCTAGTATTTCTTTTTTAAATATGATTAAAGGACAAGATGAAGTATTTAAAAATAAAACAGGTTTAAATGGTGAGTTTGATTATAAGGCTTGGCAAAAAGATAATAGCTCTTATAAAAAAAGAATTAATAATGAATACGCTCAAGCTATAAAAAGTATAGATGAGCTTAACAACGGCTCAATAAGGTTAAGCAAAGAAGGTTTAGCAAAGATTGAAGAGTTTAAAAACAACAATTTTTTAGAGCAAGATATAAAAACAAATATTAGTAGCTTTCTAGAAGATGCTATTGATAAAGACTTAAGTGCTGAGCAAATATTTAACTTAAGAAGTGCTATAAATAAGCAATTAGCCACAGGAAATAAGACATATAATACTAAAGAAGCTTATAGGCTAGTAAAAGATACTTTAGATGAAACTATGATAAAAAATGCAAGTGATAAAGAACTAGCAAAGAAGATTTTAGAAGATGCTAATAAAAACTATGCGTTAAAAGAAAATTTTAATAATAGTTATCTAGGAAAAATCAAAGACCAAGAAACACCCGAAGCACTCGCGCAAAGAATAGCTAATGGTGCTAGAAATATCAATGAAGACAAAGATTTAAAAAGAGCTTTTGAAGGTATGAATGAAGCAGAGCGAAAAGCAAATGAAAAACATGCTTTTAATGCATTACTAGCAAAACATAGAATTGAAGATATAGGATATGATTTTAAGAACCTAGCAAAAGATATGGATAATGTAGAATTTGTAAGTAAAGATTTAAAATATGCAAAAGAAGTAGTAAATGTTTATGCAAAAATTTATCAAAACAATAAAGACTTAATAATGACAGCCTTAGCAAGTAGTGGAAAAAAGACAAACTCTTCAATGGCTACAACAATACAGGGTGTTTTTGATAGAATATTAATAAGTGGTATTTTTGCTAGATTACATGCTTTAGCTCCTTTTGTAAAAAGTGCTAAAGAACAAGCATTAAGAAATCAAATACTAGATGCTATAAAACTTGCTAAAACCAATAAAGAAGTTATATCTAATCTTAAAAACATAAAAATAGCAGATGGGGAACAAAGTAGAATTTTTAAAGATGCTTTAGATAATTATATTAAAGTAGACAAAGAACAAAATAAGATATTAAAAGATGCACTAATAAAAGAAGGTGTTATCAAAGGCGACAACTTCTTCATGGATAAAGCTGATCCGAGCAAAGCAAAGAGTGATTTAAATGTAAAAATAAGCGTTTCTCCAAATGTTAGAAATTTAGCAAAGCTTACAAATGATGAGATTATAGCCGACTTAGAATATTTAGCCAATAAACATAAAGAGATGTTTAAAAAGCCTAGTGATGTGTTTAAACTTATAAAAGAAATTAAAGAAAATCCTACATTTTTTTATAAAAATAATAGAATGGATATAGCTTTAATAGCAAAAAGATTAAATGATAATAAATTAGGAAAACTTGGTGTAAATAAAGATACTGGAGAAGTTAGGCATATTACTAAATCTAGAAATGCTGACAAAGAAAATGAAAGAATTATAAAAAGAGATGGCAAAAACCCTTTGGTAGAGTCGCCATACTCTACACAGCCCGTATTGTCAAAAGACGCAGAGCCAACGGCGAATGGTGCTAATGCACTTTCAAAGGGTAATAATCCTAATTCTACCCAAGCTAAGCCTAAAAAAAACTTAATGGATGATATAAAAGAGAACATTAAGGCTAAAGAAGTAGAGAAAAAGAATAAAAAAAGCGTAAAACAAAGGATTGATGAAAAAATACAAAATGATAAAAAGGCTAGAAAGCAAAGAATTGAGAAAATAAAACAAGTTATAGTTAGAAAGCAAAAAATAGATAAGGTTAGAGATAAAAAAAATAACAGGGAAATAGCAGGAAAAATAGGCACTTATACGCTAAAAAATCTTATTAAATTAAAAGAAAGGAGCGAAGATAAATAAAAATTAAGGGTTTTATCCCTTAATTTTATTACAATTGCTTCAATCTTCAAACTATTTCTTAATATTAATAGGAAAAGATAAAGAAAATGTAAATTAATTTTTAGGTTTGTTTTTTATAGAATCAATTATTTTAGGTAAAAGTGTCAATGCTCCTAATATAAAAGCAAAATAAGCACCTTCATTATGCCCATTAAGAATAAGATATAATCCAACACATATACTAGTAATAGTTATAAGTAGAAAAGATACCATTCCAAAACCATTCCAAAAATGATAAGATTTTATATCTTTTTTTCTAATTTCTATATTTTTATTCTCTAAATCTAGTATTTTATTATCGTTATCTTTTTTATACTCTAAAGATTTCTCTAGCATTGTCACAATTCTATCTGCTAAATCTTTAGGCAATTTTCCTATAGCATTAAGTTCATTCTCCATAAGAAAATTAAGCTGAGTATTGAAAGTTTGAGATGGATTTTCTTTATTTTGATTTTCTTGTTTAATAGTATTAGGTGTTTTTTGTTTTTGTGATTTTTTCAATTTGTTTCTCTCTAAATTCAATATTCTCTTTATATAATTTTGCTTGTTTTTCTCTTATAATAGCATTTAAATCCCATAAATTAAAGCATTCGTTTTTTATAGGTTTACCTACAAAACCATCTACAAAAGCTTGTGTTTTTGTCATTTTGGTTTTCCTTATTTTTGTTTTGTGATTTTTTCAAATTTGGCGTTATACTCTTCATTGCTATGTTTTCTTAATTCTTCTGATTTTTTATAAAAATCAGTTATCATTGTTTTTCTGTCTTTTAAAGATGTAGCTTTAAGGATATCTGCATTAAACATATTTGTAAAGCCAAATAAAAAAGCATTTATGTTTGACATTTTTACTCCTTAAAATTCTTAGCATATACTGATTTTAATTAGATTATACTTTTTTTATAATTAATTTATACTTATTTTATATGTTTTATATACTTAACTTATAGGTTTTTTATAGTCTTATTTAAAAAAAATATATCTAATTTATTTCAAAACACACTATTTTTATTTTATAAAAGGTTTTATAGATTTTGAATTTTCATCCAAAAATAGATCTTTTAAACTAATGCTATATGGTATATAGACTTTTTCTAAAAAATTAGAAAAAACTAAAGCTTTATACTACTTTCATTTAAAATCAAAGTAAGAGATTTTCTTTCTGAAAAATTTGCAGTAGTTACTATAGTATATCCTTTTGCTCTTATTCTTTGCAAAATATATTTTGAAATATTAAATTGAGTATTTAAGAAATTTAAATGGTTTTCTGACATGGGCATTTTTCTTAAATGAGATAAAAATGGATTTTTATCATTATTTTTATTAGACTTTAAACCATTTTTAAATTCATAATCTTCATAATTGCTTTTTTGAACATCATCATGTATCATATGTTCTCTCATATTGTCATAGAAATCTTTTAAACTGCCATTATCTAATATTTGCCCTAATATTTCTTTTGGAATATCATTTAAATAAGGATTTTTTACTATTAAATTATCAATATTAAGCGGCGTGAAATAATAAGATTTTTCATAACTTAACACAAGAAACAAATTAAAAGTATTTTCGTAATAGTCAAAATAAGTATTAACTTTTACTTGATGATATTGATAACTTAGCTTTAAACAATCTTGAGGTTTTCTTAAATTTAACATTAAGTATTTTTGTTTCAAAAGTTCTCTTGTATTTTCCATCGTTGTTTTATTTATAGTTATTTTGCCTTTTACATTAGAAAATGTTTTTTCTTCTTCATATTTCTCAAGCCAAGTATCAACCCAGATGGGAATTTCTTTTGATTTCCAATTTGCAACAGAGTTATAGTTCATGCCTACCAATTTTGAAAAATCTTCCCTAGTAAGATCTAGCTGTTTTAGTCTGTTTGAAAAATCTTCATAAGTCATCTTAAATCCTATTTTAATTATAAATGTATTTTATCATATTATTTTTAATAAAAATTAAAATAATTATTGACTTATTTTAATTTTTAGTGTAAAATTAAAATAAGTTTTTAATCTATAATTAAAAACTAATCAAAACAATAAGGAAAAAAATGGAAAGGTTAGCTGTAATTAACGGCGTGGATGTAGAGTTGGAAGTGGTAGATAATGCAGTATATACCACTTCTTTAAGCGTGGCTGAAGTATTCAATAAAAACCACAAAAATATTATACGAAAAATAAATGAATTTCCAAAGGATAATTTTACTAAGCTCAATTTTGAGCCGAGTAAATATATTGATAGCACGGGTAGAGTTTTACCTTGCTACAAAATCACTCGTGATGGTTTTTCTTTGCTTGTTATGGGTTTTACAGGCGAAAAAGCTTATAAATGGAAAATCGAGTTTATTAAAGCTTTTAATGAAATGGAAAAAAGACTAAGAAATATTGAATATGAGAAGCACGATAAGTTAGCTTTTCATCAAAGCTTAGGTTATAAATCTCAATTAAAACAGCAAAAGCAAAAATATGAGAATGAGATTAAAGCTTTAAAGTATGATTTAGAACAGAGTAAAAACAATTTTAAAGATAAATTAAATTGTATATTAGCTAAAAATGGTTTATATGCCTTTGATTTTAAAACTTTTAAAAATTATGCCTTAAAGCTAGAAAAAATGTTAAAAGATTTAAAAGATGATGAAAACAAAGAGAATAAACTACTTTTAAGAATGCAAAATGATTTCTTAGAATGTTTAGAACTTTATAAAAGTGTAAATATCTAATTTGTTTCAAAACACACTATATTTGAAATAGTTATTTTTGGAAAAATCCTTAAAACTAAACTAAGGAGAATTCAAAAATGGCTTTACCTTCAATGGGACATACCTCACCCGCAACGGAAAATTTAAGTTAAAACAATCAATATATGAAACGATTATTAAAATTGGAGCTACTGAAACACCAATTTTAAATAAAATAGGTACTTCAAAGGTTACAAATCCTTTAACTCATAGTTGGATTACTGATACTTTTGAAGAACCAAAAAAGAATGCAAATTTAGAGTTAAGTAAATTTGTAGGTGAAACAAAAAACACAGCTCAAAAAACTACAAATGCTACTCAAATATTCATTACCGAAGCCATGGTATCAAAAGCTTTGTTAAAAGCAAATCAATATGGTGGCAATGAAATGGAGTATCAAATAGGCAAAAAAACCAAAGAACATAAAATGGATATGGAATATGCTTTATTTGGTCTAGGCAGAGATAGTGATGTAAAAAAATCAGTTTTCAAAGATTATGTTCAAGCACAAGAAGCAACAAGTGGAGAAATGGCTGGACTTTTTCATTATATCGCTAAAGGAAAAGATAGCTTTTCTGATGGAAAGCGTGGAAATGTATTAGCTTTTGATGAAACAGGAGATTGGAGTGGAACTGCAACAGAACTAACAGAAGATAAACTTAATCAAATTTTGCAAACCATTTGGAATAGCGGAGTGACGCCTAAAGATGTCTTTTTAGGAGCTGACTTAAAAGGAGCTATCAATAAATTCGCTACAAGAATTTTAGGCAATGAAACAAAACTAGCAGGACAAGTAGTGAGCCTTGAAACAGATTTTGGAACGGTAAATTTCCATATGCATAGATTATTAAGCCCTAAATATGGTTTGGGTGATGTTTTAATTGCTGGGGATTTTGAGTATATGAAACATGGGCTTTATATTCCTACTATGATTGAAGATGTTCCAACTGATATTACTGCAAAAGCAAAAAGATTTTATACACAAAGCACTTTAGAAGTAAGAAATGCTGATGCTTTTGCTATAGGCGTGGGATTAGCTAGTGCAAATAATGCAAAGGCTAAAGCGGTTTTAAGAGCAGCAAGAGGTGTATAATGCTTTGTGCTACGGCTAAAAAACTCATTATCGCTAAAGTTAAAAATTCTTACAAAATGATAGAAGATGATGAAGTTTTGAAAGCCTATTTTATGGAAGCATTTTATTATATTTTATCAAAATGTGTTCCTAGCGTTCTTTTAAAAAATGTAGAGCAAGGCGAAAAAGTTTTTAGGCAAGTTAGAAATAATCATTTTTTGATTATTCCTGATGAGCCTGATTTTGACAATGAAAAAGAACATTTAATGATAGATGAAACACTTAGTTTTGCTGTGATTAATTATGTTTGTTACCTGATTACAAGATGCGAAGAAAAAGACTTTCTGGCATTATGTGACAAGATAATTAATGAGTATATAGCTAATGATGGCAAGGAGCTTGATGATGAAAGAATATGGTTGTGAGTGTAATTTTACAAATAAATTTAATCGAGCTTTGAGTTATAAAGACTATGCTCAAAGTATAAATAGTGCTGATTTTATAGCTTATTTAGATGATAAAAAATGGCTTTTAGCCATGGATGATCTGCTTTTCTTTTGTGAAAAGAGAATTAAAGATAGTGATTATTATGAAGGTTAAAAATGGGAACAAGCTTAAATGAGTTAAAAACAGGTAGAGAAAAACTTGAGATTATAAATCAAGTTTTGGCAAGAATTTCAAATGTTGCTACTGCTTTGGATAATACCAGAATAGAAGAAATTGTAGGACTAAAAGAACAAGTTAATAATTTTTATAATCAAATTTTAGAGCTTAAAAATTTAGTTGTAAAAAATAGCGAGCTTACTCAAAGCAATACTGATTTTACTAAAAACAAAAGAAATGAAATTGAAAAAATAAGCAATGAAATAAAAAATACTTTAAATAATATAGAAGAAATCTACAACAACATTATAAAATCAGAAAAAGATATAAGCAATGGAGTTAATTTTGTTAAAGACAAATATCCTGAACTTAATGAGTTTAATAAAAATTTTGAAATTATAAAAATAAAACTTGAAGAATATTACAACATAGCTGTTGATTTTAATGCAGGTCTTAAAAAAATAGAGGAAAACAAAAATCTTACCAAATCCTATTTAGATTTATCCATAGAACTTAAGCAACAAATCTTACAAGAATTAGAACACGCACAAAGTATTAAAGAAGATTTGCATTCTAATATAGAGCTTGTAAATAAACTTGTTTCAAATATCGTGGCAACAAAAAATGAAATTATATCCATAACAAATGATTTTAAAAATGTAAAATCAGAAGTTCAAAATATAGTTAATGATGCTGAAGCAACAATAAAGCTTAAAATAAACACTATTCTTTTTGAAAATCAAAGATTAAATCAAAATATGATTGATCTACTAAAGCGTTGTGAGAAGTTAGAGGATGAAATAGTAGGAAAATATGAAGATATTTTAAAAATAGAAGATCTTATAAACTCATCAACTGGAATTATAAATGATTTGAGAGAAGCAGTAAAACAAAGCGAACAAATAAGCGAAGATATGAGAAGTTTTACAGCTATTATCAACGATTTCAAAACAGAAATTTCTAATCTAAAAGCAGATTTAGAAAGCTATGGCGAAAGATTAAAAGGGCAACTTGATTTAAAATTAGCACAAGCAAACTCAAGTGTAGATGCTAAGATTTCAAGCATTGAGACTCTAAAAAATCAAATTGAAGCATATGTAGAAGCTAATAAAAATACCGTAGATGTGGCTTTAGCTAACTTTATAGAAAGATCTAAAATGGCTAATGAAGATTTAGGAAGATTGGCTGAAGTAGCAAGAACAGAACTTGCTAATGATAAAACAGCTATTGAAAGCTATTTGCTAGAACTTAAAAAAAGTATCGTTGATGAAATGAAAGAAGTGTCAAATAGCGTTACAGATGAAACAAGTGGAATATTAGCTCAAAAAAACCAAATAGAGCTTATCATAACACAAGGAAAATCAGATTTAGATACTTTAATCAACAACTTTAACTCAAATTATCAAAACAAACTTAACGAATTTAATTCTAATACTAATGAGAAATTAGCTTCTATTAATTCACTCAGTGAAGAAAGTATAACAAATATACAAAATAAAACAGATGAAAATATAAGCAGATTAGATACAGCCAGCGAAGAAAAACTAACTAAATTTGATGAAATTATAAAAGATAATTTGGGTGGAATTTATTCTCACATTTTTTCAATCGAAAATGTTTTATTTGATAAAAAAATAATTAAATTAAGTTATAAGGAGTAAAGAATGGCGGACTTAGAGCAAGTTGTAAATGATTTAAATTTGGCATCACAAAGCTTACAAGAGTTAAGAGAAAAATATGATGGTGCTTTAGATTTACTAGATAATAAAAATACAGAAATAACAGGTGCGCTAGATAGTGCAAAATCTGATGCGCTACAAGAAATACAAACTATAAGCAATACAGCTACAAGTCAAATTTCGCAGTTAAAAGACACATCCTTAAATTTGGTCAACGAAGCTAAAAATACAGCTACAACTGAAATATCAAATAAAAAGGAAGAGCATAAACAAGAGTTAGAAACTAAGAAGAATGAATATATTAATGAAATTGATGCAAAAGCTAATGAGTATGATATTGCCAATATTAATGCGCAAGTTCAAGCTATGGATACCAAAATAACCGAGCAGATCAATGGTGCAAAAACGGAATTAAATTCGAAAATAGACAATAAGGTAACAAAAACTGGAAATGAAACTATAGCAGGCGTTAAGACATTCTCTAGTTCAATAGTAATACCAAATGCAACTGCCAATAACCATGCGACAAATTTAGGTCAATTAAATGGAAAAGTTGCAAAAACTGGAGATGAAACCATAGCAGGTGTAAAAACATTTAATGCAGCGCCTGTGTGTGGTGCTAATCCCACACAAGATGCACAATTGGCAAGAAAATGGTATGTGGATTATGGCGGCGGAATTAAGAACTTAGGAAATCAAACAGCACCAAAAATAGATTTAAGACAAGCTCAGCATTTTATCTTAACAATGACAGCCAGAGGAGCTATTGGTATAGCAAATTGGGGTGGAGCAGGTAAAAGTGGAACTATCACTGTCAATAATGCTCAAAATATCACTGCTTTTTCGGCGCCTTTTAAATTTAGAGTAGCTCAAAGTGGATTTAGTGGCACTGAAACTTTTGCTTATTTTTGCATAGCTTCGAATAATGTAAGATTAGTAAGGACTTAAAATGAACTGCCTCCTTCTTTCTAATAATGGCATAGCACTAAATTTACCTCCATCTTTAGGAGGCTCGGTTGCAAATTATAATTATATGTTAAAGCTAGACATGATTTATAAACAAGCAGTGGTATTGCCATCAAATATTAATAATAAAGAAGTGGTTATGTTAGGCGAAGTTTGGACGACTAGAAATATGTATAATAAAACTTCTGCAAATACTTTGCATATCACATGGAACAATTTTAACTCTAGTGTAGAATTGCATGCTTTAAGTAAATATTACACTGCCAATGCAAAAATCAAAGTAGAGAAAAAATTCAATTTTGGAAATATAAATAACTTACAAATAATGCTAAGTTCTTATCAAAGTGGTAGTGCAAATGCAAGTGCTGGTTGGAACTTAAATGATGGGAATAGATTAAACCCAAGAGCAAATTTAACATTATACTGGAATTAAGAAAGGATAAATATGTTTTATGATTTAAAAAATAAAAGTTTAAAATATGATGATATTTTTTTAAAAGATGTAAAAATACAAAACGAAGAAGGTGAAATTGATGCACAAGATACTTATTTTTTAAGTGCTTGCGATGATAAGCTTTTAAAAGAGCTTGGTTTTGCTAAAGTTAAAGAAGAAGAAATCCCAAGTTTTAATGAAAAAATTGAAGAACTTCGCCAAATTCAAACTTATGATGAAGAAAATAATCTTTATATTATTTCTTATGAGATTAAAGAAAAAGCATTAGAAGAGTTAAAAGAATTAAAATTAGAAGAACTAAAAGCTATAAAAGAAGAAAAACTTTTGTTTATGCCTTTTAAAAATACTATATTTCAAATTGACACGGAAGCAAAAATTAATATTAGCGGAAAAGTTAGCGAGATAATGTTAGCAAATCTCAATAATACTCCTTTGGAAAATATTGCTTGGATTGATAAAGATAATAAAATCACTACATTTAACAAAGAAGAATTTTTGGAATTTGGGGTTGGTATCGCTAAATATACTGAAAGTATTATTTTTAAAAATGATGAACTAAGAAATAAAGTGAAAAATGCGACATCTTTAGAAGAATTAAATTTAATTGCATGGGAGAGTGAAAAATGAGTACTGAAAATATAATAAAAGAAGGTGCTATACTCGGTTCTTTAAGTGGATCTGCATTATTAGGATTGATGGTTTTTGTCTTAGCTGGGATTGCATGGCATTTATATAAAACTTTACATAAAGAAGCCGGGGAAAGAACAAAAGAACTTATAAGTGAAACCAAAAATACTAATGTTCTTATTAGAGAACAAATTGCAGTATCCAGAGCAAGCAATGATAGCTTAATCAAATTTATACAAACGCATTGCTCTAAAACTAACGATAAGCTAGAAGCTATAGAAACAGATCTTATGCGAATGGATGAAAGGCTTGTTAAGCTTACTCAAATAAGAAATGATGAGTTAAGAATGATTTATAAAAGAAAGGAAAACGAATGAAAATTGCATTTTATAAAGTTAAAGAAAATGACAAATCTACTTTTCTTGATAAAGCAATAGCTTTTTTTACTTCATCTTGGAAAGAAAGATTAAATGGAGATTTTTTAAAATCCTATTCTCACTGTGAAATAATCTTAGACAATTTAATGATTAGCTCAAGTCCTAGAGATAAAGGAGTAAGAATAAAAGAATTTAAAGACACTGGCAGATGGGATTTTATAGAAATCAATGATATAAATGAGACAAAAATAAAAGAATTTCTTTACTCTCAAATAGGAAAAAAATATGATTTTTTAGGAATTTTGGGCTTTTTCACATTCACAAAAGATAGTGAAGACAAATGGTTTTGTTCTGAAATCATAATAAGAGCGTTGCAAATAGGTGGTTTGGTTAAGCTAGGAGATATGAATGCAGGAAGTTCAAGTCCTAATAGATTATATAAAAAACTAAAGGATACAAATGAAAATTAAAATCATTAGAAGATACACTGGAAAAACTTGTGTTATAGGCAAATTTAAAGTTTTTAATGATGATGATAAATTGCTATTTGAATGCTTTTCTTTAGAAGAGGATAAAGAAGGAGTTGAAAGAAACAAGGATTTGAGAATACCAGAAGGCATTTATAATTTAGAAAGACATACAGGTTCTAGCTTTAATATTAGCGGTAGGAAAACAGTAGCAGGTGTTAAAGTTTTAAAAGATGATGATTTTGTGATTAATGTCTATAATGAAGAAGTGCCACTTGATAGAAGAATTTTGATACATTGGGGAAATAGCCACGAAAACACCGAAGGTTGCATACTTCTAGGCTTAACAAAAGCAAATAATAACGAGTATATAACTTCTAGTAGGCAAGCTTGTAAAGAATTTTACGATTTAATGTATAAGAAAGACTTATCAGAAATCAAACTTGAAATCGTAAATGAGCTAGTATGAGTAAATTAATATCATTTGCTTTAAGCTTCTTTAGCGGAGACAAAAAGCTTTATATTGCTTTAGGCTTATCTTTGATTTTGTTAGGATATTTTTACTTAAGACTTGACAGCACAAAAGCTAAATTAGAAAAAAGCCAAAGTGATTTAGCTTTGGCTTTGGAGATTAACAGAAACAATGAAGCAAAGCTAAAAGAACTCACGCAAATTCACAAAGCGGAGCTAAAAGCAATCAATGAAGCAAATACACAAAAAAATGAAGTTAAAGAAAGCGTGCAATATGTTAAAGAATACATTTATAAAAGCAATGAAAATAATATTACCAAGCTTTTTAATGATGTCGTTAATAGGTTGTGGGATGCAAACTCAACAAGTAGTAACCAAAATAGAAATTCAAAAAGTTACAATTCCGCAAGAGTTATTAACACTAAGCCCCCTTGAAAAGCCAATAGCAAAAAATGAACTAGATATTTTAAATGCTTATTCTATGCTTTTTTACAAATACAAACAGTGTGAAATTCAGATAAGCAAAATAAAGGAGCTAAATAATGAGTAATACAAATGTTGATTACAACAAAAGACTTGAAGCATTTAAAGAAATTTATCCGCAAATTTTAGAAATGAGTTTAGCGGAAAAATCTCCATTTGGAGAATTTAAAAAGCTTTTAGAACAATTTGGAAACGATAATGTTATAAGAAATGACCAACAATTTCAAAGCTTGGCACAAGCGTTGGTAAGTGTTGGACAAACCATAGTGGCTCAAAGTCAAAATACAGCTTTATCCATGATTTTACAAGGCGATGAAAACGAGCTTAATGCTGAAAAAGCTTTACTTTTAAGAGCTCAAACAGAAACAGAAAAAGCAAAACCTGCATTAATAGCTAGACAAACTTCACAGATAGATGATAATTTAAGAATAGAAGCTGCAAAAGTTACACAGAGTGTTCAATTTGGATATTGTACCGGTGGTCTTGATATACCACAAGAAATTATGAAGCTTGTTAAAGAAAAGATAGAAAATATAGAAAAGTCTTCATAATGCTTATAGATGAAAAAAGGCTTATGAGAAATTATACTCTTAAGCCTGCTTATCCATCAAACATAGGAGAATTGGATACACAAGAAGTATATAAACAATGGTTTACCTATGCTATGATAGGGGTAAATAAATATGTTGAGCTTTTACATAAACAACTTGTAAGAAAAGGTAGAAGTCAAATTCAAAATATAAACCATCCGCTATTTAAAAATTCGTATATAGTGAAAAAATATAACATTAAAAGTTCTAGCACTGCACCTTATAATAAGGAAAACTATAATGATTTAGGACTTAACCAATTTTTCGTAGGGCAAGATCCATACAAACCTTATCAAGGAGATCCTAGTAGTGAAAATGGAATATATCATGATATTTGCGAAATAAGAACTAATTATAATTTAGGAAGTATGCAGTATTATTATGGTTTTCCAAATAATTTAGCTCTTTTATTTGAAAAAGAAAAAGCTTGGAAATATAATGGAAAAAGATTTTTTTATATTGATGAAAAAATAAATTTCAAAGATATATTAAATAAGGCATTGGAAAATATAAATTATGAAATGCTTATAAATGATATAGAAGTAGTTATTTTTTCTCAAACCATCCAAAAAAATAATGAATGGATATATCCTAGTATTGATGATATTAAAATACCAGAAATTAAAGTAGAAAATGTTGAATTTAAACCAACTTTTGGAAAACCTTATAAAAATTATGCATTGATGTTGAAAAATTTTATAATGATTTTAAAGAATTAA